TTGGGGTCCGGCGTAGCGAACGCTTCACGAATCTCCTCAATAGATTGACGAGCCTTGTCGGCTGCCACCTTCAGTTCCACAGCTGATGTAGCGATTTCCTCATCGGTGTACCTGTCCGTGTCGAGCTTGTACTTATTGTTCATAAGCGTATCAACCTCTTCGGACGTCAGGTTGGGATGTTCCATCTGCATCTGCATACGCACAGCCCTGCCATCATCCATTTCGGAAGTGTTCAAGGACTGGTACTTATACCAATCGTCAATAGAACGACCCGTCTCGGTGACGAACTCGTTAATAGCTGCGACACTGGGGTCGATGTCAGCCTTCCTGTTAAACTGCTGGCTTACTTCGTCGAAGCTATCGAACTTCATGTTCAGCCTTTCGCTGAGCTTCTGAAGCGCAATGGCATCTTCGTCGATTGCCTGCGGTTGCACAGGTTCTTGTGTCGGAGCTTGTGGCTCCGTGTATTCTTGTCTGAAGACAACTTCTTGAGGTTCAGGCTCCGCTTGTGGAGCGGGCTCAGGAGTCTCCTGCACGGGCTCGGGAGCTTCTTCCACTACGGGTTGTGTAGCTTGTGGTTCCGAGGGTTCAGGCTCCGGCGAGGGCGCGGGAGCTTCCTGAGGTGTGTTCAAGAAGTCAGGGGTGTCACTAAGTTTCACTCCCGATGCTTCAGCTGCAACTTCTAATTCGTGCTTAGCCATTTAATTGAATTTGGTGAATGTTAATTACGAGTGCCGTCCTGAACCTGCAGACTTCTTGTTGCTTGCAGTAAATCTCACGCCTTGGTTGTATGGTGAGAACTCCAAGCTAGGCTTGTCTTGGCAGTAAAGGATGGCGTAGTGCGTGGTGGCGTTTTGAGGTGTGAAGTGAGTAATCTCACCGTACACCACTTGGCCGTCTGGGTAGTCGATAGGCTGCTCTGCCGTACCCGCTACATTGTTCATTTTGAAGGTAGCTGGGGTGGTGCGAGCGTCATCTGTACCCGCGTCGACGCCGTCAACGCCAAGCATCTCCACGCAGAAAGCAGGAGCAAATGGCAAGACGGTCACGAAAATCTTGTTGAGGTCATTGGTTCGGTGAACCCTGTCCGCGAGCTCTGCGCCGAGGTCAGCGTCACCAAACAAGTTACCGGGCGCATCTGCAGCAAGGTAAAGCACGCAGTCATTGGTGTTTTCAATCGCGGCTTGAACAAGAGTGTAGCTGCCGTTGTACTGAGGAAACTCCGCAGAATCAACGAGTACTTTGGTCCCCTTCAACAGACAGTTGGCGGAGTACGTGGCCTCCTCTCCGTACATGTTGACAATTTTCAATGGGGAGACGTTGGTCGTTCCAATCTTAACTTTGTAGTAGTCGTTGGAGCTGTCGTAAACCCAGCCTCTTGTGTCGTCTGGAATCATAGCAACAGTCTCGTTCTTCAAAACCATTCCGGCCTCAAAGTCCTTTTCTCCGTCAGTGCTGCCGCGCAAGATTACTGTTTGCGTCCCGCCCGTGAGCATGCGGTTTGTCAGCACATCTCTTCCGAGATTCTTAGCGCCGTTTCTTACGTTGTGTCTTTGAAATCCCATGTCTTATCTATTAGGCGTCAGTTCCGATTACCATGAACTCAACCACCGTAGGGTTAGTTGTAGCGTATGCTTTGAGCGTCAGTCCAGCATTGAGTGGCATGAATGCCCAGTCACCACCAGCCAGCTTCAAGATAACAGGGTCGCCAGAGGTTGTGTCGTCGTACACGTAGATGTAGTCGGTCGCTGTAGAATCTGTGTTCTTGATGTACAGGTATGCTGGTGCGCTGAAGTCAGATGCAGTAAACAAGGTTGTGGCCGCCGCATCCACGGCAGTAGCCGTCACAGGTCGACGTGCCAAGCCTGTAGTGTTGGCTGCGGTGATGCTCGTGTTTACACTGACTGACAAGTTATCAGACAACAAGTCTGTGCTCGTCAATGAGATTGCTGCGGTTACTGTTGCCATTAGTTATTCTTTGATGCAAATATATGAAACATTACCACTTGACTTTGTTGGCCCAGTAGGCGGCGCTCATCTTGCCCTTCTTGATATTTCTTGAGTGTCTTGACTTGAAGCTTGCTCGCTTCTTCTTCATCTTGTCGGACTCTCCTGATTTTGGTTTGCCAGCGGTCTTAGCGCCCTGCTCTCCGAAGCGGATAAGCTTAATCTTGTCCCCTTCTTTGGCCAATACAATGTGAGACTTCTTCGGGTGACTTGGAGTCCTCTTGGCTTTGTTTACACCGCTGAGCCCGTGCTTCTTGAGCATGCGCTTGATTCGCGCTCTCATAGCTTCCTTGCTCATCGTCTCATAAGTTCTTGGATGATGTCCCTATTGTCTTGGTCCTCAAGCTCAGGGCGCGAGCCCTTGCGCTGAGAGATGAGCTTGGACTGAGCCACAGCCTGCTTGTCAACGCGAGAGTCCTTCCTGTCATCCTTGCTCTTTTCAAGTTCCATACGGAACTGCTTGTCAGCTGCTTGGGTCTGTGCGTTCATTTGCATCTTGGCCATTTGCACCTGACCATCCATCTGCTGGCGAGCCTGAAGAATCTGAAGCTCGACTTGACCCTGAGCTTGAATCTTCTGCATGTCAATCTGACCCTTCATCTGGACTTCTTGCATGCGGAGCTGAGCAGCGGCCTGCTGAGACTGCATGTTCACCTGCGCTTGCATCTGCATTTGTTGTTGCTGCTGCTGCTGCAAGGCGGCGATTCTACGCTTGCGCCTGATGATGAGGAGTCTTTCCGCTTGGTCCAAATCTTTAAGACGGCGGATTGCCATAGCGTCCTCAAGGTCAATCTCTCTTTGTGCAAGTGACTGCTGGATGTTTTGTTCGAGTAACAATTTGGCTTCGTCTGACATCTCTCGTTCCACAATCACACCGTAGTTGTGAAGTGGCAGAGAAGCAAACGAAGAAAGTACTTCCATGCTGGTAGTTCCGATGGCTCTTTCGTACGCCTCGTAGATGATTGAGTCAGGAGGCAGAACCTGCAAGCACTTCACCACGTCATCGCACACTCTCTTGTACAAGACAGATGCTCCGTTGGTGATGTCATTGATTGCGTTGTTTCCTGCAGCGAGTTGCTGTTGGCGCACGCCTACAAGAGCGTCAGCCTTTGGTGAGCTACCATCAAGAACCTCGTTTACACCCGTGACGTCACGAATCATGCGGAGGTAGTGGTTATACAAACCAATCAGCTCGTTGATGTTTCGGATGGTGTTGTCAAGAGGACGAACAGGTGGGTTTTGGAATCCACCTTCTGGGTTCTTGCTTCTGTAGTAGAAGACACCAGTCTGCTCGTAGATGTCTTGGATGTCGAGCGGTTGAAGCTCTCCTCCTGCACCAAGCTGCACATTCTCCAAACCCTCGATGTCCACAATCAATCCATCAGGCTTGGCCTTAGCGATGGCTTGTTGAATCTTGAGGTGGGTAAGCTGGAGCTGGTCAGCAAAGCCGATGACAGATGACACCATAGACTTGGGCATCTGACGACGGAAGTTCGTGGCGACTACGCTGTACGAAAGACGAGCACGAGTCAGGTCGTGCATGTTCTTGGGGATGTCCTTCTTCATGCCATACCCGAACAACAGGCCGCTACCAATGACGTAGGAACCGCCGTACACACACATGTTTGGCATGGTGTGAATCTTTCTGTCGTAGACAGAGTCGTTAGGGAGCTTGTAGGTTTCGCCCTTGTAATAGAAACCGATGTTGCCGAACTGCGAGGTCTTCTCCTCGTAAATCATATCATCGACACCAAGGAACTCAAAGTCCAAGACGTCGACCAAGTATTCGTCGTAGCCGTAGACGTGAGTGCCGCGAGTTCTGTCGTAAACAGTTTGGTTGAACTGAGCCGCGTTATTGTAGGTGCGGTTCATCACAGCCTTCGCAATCTTCTTGTACTCCTCCTCCGGGATGTCAGTCCCAGCAACTCTCTTGAGCTCTTGGATGGACATGCGCTTGACATGCCCAGCGTATACGATGTCAGAGAAGTTGGGGTCCTCCGTGCTGGAGTGGATGAACTGAGCGGGGTCTACATACTCCGTCTTGATTCCGTAACTCGGGTCGTTGCTCCTCTTAACCACAGCCATGCCGTTGACCACAAGGTCCTCCACAGCTCTACGGAATACGACGTCATCAAAGTCATTCCAATCAAGAGTAAGTTTAGTAGCAAGTTGAGCAGCCACCTCAGCACTAGTCTTGATACTATCAGCCAAGTAAATCTCAGCCTCCTCGCTGTTGTCGGGGAGCCCCTCTGGCACAGCAGCTGTGTTGAGCCCAAGCGACTTAGCTTCCTCAATGACCTCTCTTTCTTCAATAGCAAACTTGGCTAGAATCTTTTTCTTTTCCTTCTCGTCCTTTGACATAGGGTCAATCGCCTCCACATTGGGGCGGAACTTGCGAGAAAGAATCTTGTTTACTACAATCCGAACAAACTTGGGGACGACTGGAACTGGTGACCAATCGAGGTTAAGCAGCGTTCCGTCACCCGCTTGGGTGTCCATGCTGTTTAGGATTTGTTTGTAGATTGATGTATCTTGCGTACCGTTAGCGTAATCTCTGTTTCGATTAAACTCGACGAGTCGCTTTCCGAACCCGTGAGAAAAATCGTCGAGGCCTCCCCACTGTGCCTCGATAGATTTAGCGTAAGCGATGCCGTAGTCCTTGCTTGCCTTAACGCTCGCTGGCGCCATAGGGTCTGGGAACTGGGAATACGACTTTGGCTTGTGACCCTTCATTACTTACTGTATTACAGGCAATGTGCAAATATAAACAAAATCACTTAGAGGGTTTTGAGAGCCCGCCCGGTGTGTAAGTGTATTTGCGGAAAAACTTTTTGCCTGTAAAGTCAGCCGCTTTTTTCTTCTGTACGACAGTCTGTGCAGCAAGCAACGCAAGCCCCGCACTAATTGTCAAGTCAAACTTTGTTCTGTTGTCAATTCTGTACCCAATCCAATCCTCTAGAGTTCGGTTGAAATACATCCTACCCACCTCACCCTTCTCGTTGATTCCCACGTGATTGTGTATGTAGTCCTCAATAGATTGTGCATGTGTGTGAATTACATCCTGTGAGTTAGACGGGATGCCCTTGGTCTTAGTTGCAACAGACCCCGCCGTAGTAAGGTGTTGTGGTCTGTCAAGTAGATAGCCATCGTAACCCCTTGATTCAAAGTACCTTACGATACCGTACTTGTTGTTCTCCACGAGGAGTGGGTAGCCAAAGAAGAAGGACGCCATCAACACATCCTCGTAGAAGATTTTTGCCATAGGAGGGCGGGAGCAGTACTCTGCAACAAACATGTTAGAGGGGGCCCGCATGTTGAACTTGTTGTAGATGTGACACGCTCCCTTTGAACCCCTCCCGTCTGTAGTAGCGTCGATGTCATAGGAGTCAACACCACCACAGCCAATCAGTTTGTTTGGGGCTACAAGCTTGCCCCTTTCAGTAATCTTTTGATTCCTGAGGTCAAGAGGAGGCATCCAAGACACAAACCACCTGCCCTCTGAAGTAGGAACAAACACGACCTCCGTGTCTCTAACGCCCCCCTTCCATGTGAAGTTGCCACGCACAACGGGGTCTGGATACATGTTTTCGTTGTGGTCAATCTGCTCGTAAATCTTTCCGATGTTGAACAGAGAGCCCTCGACGCTATCACGGAACGCCTCGTCTGTAGTAAAGGGGAACTGGCGAACGATTTCGTTCATCTCCCGAGCGTCATGCCTTAGAGCGTCCCTTTCGTTTTTTAGAAACTCCCTTGCGCCTATCTCTACGGTTTCCCCGTCCAGTGTTTCTATCTCCTGCTCCGGACTCTCGATGATTGGTTTCCCGTACTTGTCGAAGAAGCCCTCTAAGGCTTCGTAAGCCGGAATAAAGATTTTGTACAATCCTGAGGTTGTCCTTCCGTTTTTGTTGCGTTCTTGTGGGTCTGAATCTTTCCAAAGCTCTTTGTATTCTTGACCTCCTTTGTCCATCGGGTTGACGGTGCTGCCCACAAGCGCCTTCCCGATAACACGGCGTCCCACAATCAAGCAAGTCCGTTGTATCCTCCATGCTTCTCTGATGTCTGTTGGTTTCTCCCACTTGCCTGCCTCATCGAGATACAAGATATGTAACTTCTCGCCATCGTAGGCATTGTTGGTGGTATTCTTCCAGTTGATGATTGTGTTCAGGGCGTCCCCTTTGATAGAGGTCTTGTTGTTTTTGGTAATCCTTTTAGACGGTTCTCTGAACGCCAACTCCATGCGCGGGTTGGTAGTACCGTCTTGGATGGGCTTAAAGAAGAACGGGTAGGACTTGAAGATAGCAACGACCTTCTTCATGAAGACGTTCTCCTGCGCGTCCTTACCCGTCTTCGACTGGATACCCAAAAGTTTGTCCTTGACCTGTGTGGCTTCGTCTACAAGAACGCAGGCGGACATGTTGGTATACCCTGAGCGACGACACTTGGTATACAGTTGACCAAGGCATCTGGGGTCAGCCTCACACGCGGCCTGATGGACGAAGAGCTTACGTTGGAAGTCTAGGAAACTAGGATAGCCAATATCTATCTTGCTCCACTGAAGCATCATGTAGTGACGTCCAGTGACATAGGTAGGTTCTCCTTTGTTGTAGAACCAGTACCCTTCTCTGCGCCTGCGGAACTCCTCCTCGATAAAGGGAGAAAACCTTTGGCGAAACTCCTTGGGCATTTCATACCACTCGTCCATAGACTTGATGCGAGCAAGCTCACTAGGCATCTCTGTCCTAGCCCAAGTCTGTAGGTGGGTGGGTAGGTCGTACCCTGCAATGTCTTTCTTTCGTGGCTGCTTAGGCAAGCAGATAGGTAGACCAGAGATGTCGATGACGTCTCCAACAGTGCCGCGCGGGCAAATGGATACGACTGGTTCGTCGTACTTCTCTATGTCTATCAGCCCTGTCACTTGCTGAATCTTTCTGCAAAGCCACCTGAGTAGTCTTTGTCTTGGTCGATGCTGCCGTTCTCGCTCAGGTCCTTGACCATCTGCTCTAGCCGCTGCCTTTCGATTAACAGTTCTTTGCAATCTGTAGCGGTCTGTTTGATAGACTGCAGCTCAGCCTTGCGTGCGGCACCACCAGCTTCAGGGTCGACGGGACGCTTGACCTCCTCAATCATGTTGTCGATTGCAACAGCCATGCTATCCATCAGCCTGCGAGAAGCCTCTATGGTCTGAAACTTAGGACTCCTCGACATACATCATTTCTTCTGAGCGCATACGGAAGACAGTGGTGTCGTCCTCCAATCGCATCTCATAGTCTCTATTCTGCTTGAACCCTACGGTGTCCCCCGGCTTGACGCCTTGAGTAATCATGTCCTTGGGGCAGCAAAAAACTTTTGCCTTGAGGTGAGTCTTAGGCTTGAGGTCAACTACAATAATCTCGCTCTCTTCTGGCTCCTCCTCCTCGATTGGCTGCAGGAACACCCAGTCCGCGAGCATGTGAAGCTCACCAGTATCCTTGCTGCGATACGCAATGGCGTGACAGCTAAGAGTGTTTACTGGGTCATATCCAACGATGAACCTGTCCTCGTCGTCTACCTGAACCTTCAAAGCATCGGACATAACTACGTGGTGATGGAAGAACAGGGTGTCCCCCGGCTTCACATCCACGTCGTACTTGACTGGTGTTGACGTCACCTCACCGTACATGACACGGCGCTCGAACTCCTGCCACTTGGGGTCGACGTAAATCTCCGTGCCGTTGTCCAGCTCGATTGTGTCGTGATGAGTCTTCTCAAGCTTCACCACGAAGTGATACAGTGCCTTCATTCAAAGTTACAATCGTATTCAACAATGACTGGGGTGTTCTCCACAGTCTTCCACAGGTAGGACGATTCATTGTCCTGAGTGTAGATGTTGTACCTACGAATGTTGTGCTTGAACATAGCGCGGTCATCCTCCTCGATAAGAACAACCTTACCTGCGCCAGCTTTCATGCCGACGTAGTACGCCATCGCATCCTTCGGGTTTGGACCGATGACGATTTTTCTAATCAAATTTTCCATTGTATTTAGTTGAGGTTGAAGCCTAGGTCGCCTAGGTCAATGTCATCAATGTCGATGTCATCATCTTCAGATACTTTCTCGTAAGAGGCCATGATGGCTGTGAACAGCTCGGCAAGTTCTTCCGGGCTATCTACGTGCCATTTGCTGGCCACCTGCCAAGCAGGCCCAATGTCTGGAATGTCGTCTACAATTCCCAGACCAAAAAGGTAAGCCACCCTTTCGTTCACTTGATACTTCTCAATGACGTCTTCAAGCTGCGCCAAGACGTCGGCTACTTCTGAGATGAAGAGCTCCTTCAGGGTGGGGTCCATGGTTGTCATTATTGTCCGTTGATTGCTGCGATAGAGCTTGGCACGGTTGAGTTTCCGATAAGAGTTCCGGTAACAAACCAGCCTGCACTATCGTAGCAGGTAAGCTCTAGGCAGCTCCCAGCTGCGCCACCAATGTTGTTATGGTCTTGGTCTAGAGTAATTTGATTGTGCGTAGACACAGCGGCTGCTGCAGTTGCACGCAGGACTCTTTGTACAGAGACCTTGTTGTCTGTAGTAGACACGTGGGTGATTGCCCCATAGAAGTAGTCTGCAGAGGCAGCGTTGATATTGCAAGCAGTATTAGAGCCCACATCAACGTACACTCTAAGAAACCTGCCCTCAGAAGCGGCTGGAAGTGTTAGGGTGTCTCCCGCAAGACTGGTGCAATCCAAAAAGACTGTGGTGCCCGTTTCATTACTAGCACTAAGGCTTGTGGCTGCGGTAACCTTTGTTACATCTCTTGTGTCGTACTTGATGTTGATTGTCCCACCTGTAGACCGAAGGTTGATGTTTTGCTTTGACTGAAGATTAACCGTAGATGCGTGACCCGATGAATCCGTGACGGTAATACCAATCGCCGTGCCGTTTCCGTTGGTGGTTGTCCCAGAGCTTGCGCTCATCTGAACAGTCTTCAGGTTCGGCAAGGTGCGAGTACTAATCAATCCAGTAGAGGAATCTCTTACTAGGATTTGGTCGCTTGTAGAGTTTGCTGGCGAATCAATCAGAAGATTAGTTACCTTTACCTGAGATGTAGACACAGATAGAGCAGTGTCGGTTCCCTGACCATCAGTGATGGTTTTAAGAGAGCCACTGGCTGCAGCGTTGTCGGTGGTCTTGAGGATTCCGACGTAGGTGGTTTTAATTTGAGTACCTGATAGTGACGTTCCCATCTTGTTCTTTTTGTCTACACAAATATACTCAAAATGAAGAGACACAGACCTGAGCGCAAAATGCGGGAGTTCTCGTACCTCCACGAGAAGTACGTGAATAAGAACTACCTCAAGTACCTACGGCTGGCAGAGGCAGATATGGCGCAGCATTACGACGTCAGGCCAGTAGAGATGCAGGTGATGTTGTTTGGCTACGACTATGAGTTCTTTACGTCTACGCACATAGCAGAATCATTGTTCGCATCTCCCAAGAAGTTCAGGGAGCGCACGCTGCAGCCGATGATGAAGAAAGGATTGATACACGTGGTGCATCGAAGGTTTAACGTAGACACGGGCTCAGAAGCTGACATGTACTTTGTTGAGGAGGCAAAGACGAACTACAAGCACAGGTACGGACTGACGCCTAAGGCTAGGCATATAGTCCAAAGATTCTACCGCAAGCTAGAGGGAGAGGAAGCGATTAAGATTTCCCGTGAGTGACAGTCTTGAATGACGCCTTTTCTACAGCTCCGGGGTGAGGCTTGTAGTCTCCCTTCATCAGAAAGTACCTGCCCTGCTCTTCCATCCAGTGGTAACCCTTAGGGGGAGCAACACTCACCTTTTTGCTGAGAACCTTGAGTCCGCCTTTTTTGTATTTCTTTACTGTGTTCATCCTTCGTAGTTTAGGTAAGACTCTACATCTACCCACCAGTCCCCTGACTCATCGTTTAAGATGTCCAAGACTTCAGAGTGGGTATAAACGGTAAGAGACTCAGCTCCGCTGGGAGTAGTGTCTGAGTCCCATCGCAAAAGACACTTGTCTGTGTTTCTAACAGTCTTTCGCATTGCATCCGTACCGTTGTCCACGGTTGCTGCCGCCATAGAAGGCGTGACAGATGATGTCTCGATAATAGCGTACTTCCTGCTCATGATGGTACGTCGTCTGTAAAGGTTGCTCCTGTGATGGTCAAGTTATTGCTGTTGCTGCTGGAGTCGTTTCCATTGTCTTCCATTCTCCAGTAACCCACCAGTCCTGACCTCGATGATTCATCAGCGGGCACTCCGCTGTTGTAGATAGCTGATACATCAGAAGAACTCAACTCGGAGTTGTAGATTGAAAGCTCATCAAACTCAGCTTGAAAGAACGAATCGGAACCTGCATTAAAGGTAATAGAACCAAGGGCAATGTCTCCAAGGCTTGCACCGCTAAAGTCGACGCTGTTTGAAGTCTGTGTTACGGGTATTTCTGAGCCATTGATGTAAAGCTTCGCTGTTCTAGAGCTTGCTCCAGCGTCAGAGGTAAGCACAAAATGATGCCAAGTGTTATCTCCAACAGAAGAGCTTAAATCGTTATCTGATGTGAGAGCCAAAAAATTATTGCTAGAGCCATCTCCGATAATTATCTGAATCTTTCCGGGAAGACTACCTAGCGCACTGTCTCCATACGCAGTCATAAGAAAGCTGTTGATGCCTCCCGAAAAGAAGAGGGAGTTCCACAGAATAGGGTTATTACCATTTCCAGTAGGGAAGAAATCAGCCTTCTTTACCCACCAAGATAGGCTGAAGTCACCCGCGCCAATCAGTCCGGGTATCGTTGAGTTCGAGGCCCAACGAGCTACATCATTGGTTCCGTCAAAGCTCAGCGACTTGGTGTTGACCAAACCTCGAGATACTACGCGACGAGTCTTTTTAGAACGTCTGCGTCTTGATGTGTTAGCTAGTCTTCTCATGGTGTAGGTGGTGGAGGTGCCCCTCCTGTTTCTGTATACCCTTGTGGTGACCAACCCTCTCCGAAGTAGTCTTCTGGGTCAAGGTCGTCGTAATCAAAGTCAACCCAAACGCCGTTGTTGAAGTATCCGTACTGACCAATGTTTAAGCCTGACGCTCCTCCTTCAAAACTTCCAAAGAACGCGTTGAACTGAGCGAAGTCTGCAGCGTTCAAGGAGCCGCTGTTGTCGAGGTCCAAAGCATTGAACTCATCGCTTCCCGGGGCAACGTCTTGTGAGTTCACTAGCTCAAAGAACATTGCTATGTCTGCTTGCGTATAGAATCCATCGTTGTTGAGGTCTGGTCCACCGAACTGCTCAATGTACTCAATGAGTTGAGGGTAGTAGAACATTACCTCAAACGGAATGTTTGTGTCGGAGTATGTGCCGTTGAAGTTGTAGGATTGCTGGTTGCTGTAGAAGTTCTGAGCCGCAAGTCCAGCGTAAAGGTTGTTTACCTGAATGTAGGTTCCGTCTGGAGCAAGGTAGTAGGCTCCGTCAATCAAGGAATCTGCAATGACTCCAACCAATCCTTCTGTGACAAGGGAGCTAGGGTTGCCAAGGACTTGAGCGAAATACTGTGCGGGAGTTAGGTTGATGGCTGTGCCAAAAGTGATAAAGGTGTCTACCATCCCTGATGCGTCAACATCAGTGTTAATCCCAAAGAGACCTAGCTGAACAAACGGGTTAAACAACGCGTACAAGGCCTGTCCCTCACTTGAAGCCTCTCCGCTCATTATCATAGAGGTAACGAAGTTGTTGATGAGGTTGTAGGATGCAGCGCCCGCCCCCATAAGCTCTATGGCCAACGTATTCAGAGAGAGCTCACCACCAGCGAGTGCATCGGGTCCGGCAGCAACAATCATCTGATACAGCTGACCGTACAGGTTAATTTCTGCCTCGTTGATTTGACCGTCTCCGTTGAAGTCAAGATTCGCAATAGCTTCAGGGTTGGCGGTAGCGTACTCAGAGATAAAGTTTGTGCTAGATGTAGCGGCGAGCGCGTCTTCAAGCCCGCTACCCAAAGAGCCAATGCTTGTGACAAGTGGCACGAGCGAATCAGGTCCAGTGTATGGTCCTGCTGGGGCAAAGAATTGGTTAGGGTCGATACCGTTTTGCAAATAGAAATCGGAGTACGAGTTCATTGCGTTTTCGTTAGGAAGAACCGCCTGAAGAAGCGATACAACAAGACTTCCAAATAACCCACCATTACCAATATCGTCACCTGAAAACGCGCCAGCGCCGAATACTTCGCTACTGTTTACCCAGTCCGGGTCAATTAAATCAAACCAATCAGCAGTAGCCATAGCGGAGTTGGGGTCCATCTCCATAAGTGTCGTGAACCAAGTAGGTGTCTGACCTCCGGAGTCGACGTAGTCGTTTGCGTATTGAAAGACCAAGAAGTAGGCTAAGGCATAGGCAGGGTTGAATCCAGTGTAAGGTCCTGACTCTCCAAACTCAGCTCCCCCATACAAAAATGGATTTTCTCCGCCGAAGCTGTAAAGGGGGCTGGTGAGCAAGCCTTGCTGAGCGAGGGCTACGTCGCCCGCAGTCATAAAACCTCCGTACCACAAATCATCTGAGCTGATGTTGTACATGGCTTGGTTCGTTTGGTCACTCTGGGTAGCATAAAACGCAGACCAGCCAAGTCCAAACTGAGCATAGAACGCGGCATTAGACCATCCAGTTCCAGTTCCGGCTACTTGATAGTTGTTATACCCTCCCTGCAGAATCCACCCGTACACGGCAAGGAAGTCACCTAATCCTACATTTCCGTCTCCATCAAAATCAATCATGCCGCCTGTTCTATTCAAGAAATCAGGGAGGTCAATGTACTCACCCGCCTCTTGAGCCCCCGGAGTCGCACCTGAACCGTAGATTCCCTCGACACCCTCTGAAGGGTCTTGAGTAAAGACTGGTGGTAGGGGCGGTATAAAGAACGGGGTGCTGTCGTTGAATGCGTTGTACGAGTACAGGAAGTCGTTAGACGTCAGGTCCAGATTGAAGTTGTAGAACTGAATGTCAAATCCGTAGGGACCGTCGCTCTGATAGTACGCGTAATCAAAGTAATTATCTCCCGGCTCCCAGCCTGCTGGTGCCCAGATTACACCATCACCTTGAGGTGTGATTTCTTCCTCCCCCGTGTTCGGGTCGATGTACCCAACGAATCCTTGGAAGCCAGCATAAAGCCAGTTGGCAAATAATTGATTATCAGCGAGGAACCCGTTGTTTGGGTCAAGCATATATCCCTCAAGGGCTTCCGAGGAAGCCGCGTCATAACCCAAGTACTCAAAAAGCTCTTGGAAATCTTGTGAGAGATAGCTGGCGTTAGTACCAAAGCTTGAGCTAAATCCGTTATTGGACTGAGATTGGTGTCCAAACACCTGAGCTAAAAGCGCGAATGCTGATGATTGAGCAACGAAATTGTACGTCTCTCCGGGTTCTTGTCCGAGAATGTTTGCGAAATCAGGAATGCCCCCTACGCTGTTTACCCAGTCAGGGCACTGCTGTAGCACGTAGGTACCCATGATTTGAAGATTGAGTGCACCGGCGGCCGTCAATCCGGCATAGGACGCTTCGTCTCCTACGGTAAAAAGATTGAACAGCTCCGGGGTAACATCAGCCGCGCTGTCTACATCAGGGTGGAGCGCAACCAAGACGTCTACGACTGACTGGTCTAATTCAGCAGGGTCGTAGGTCCCATCGCCATCGGGGTCGAAAAGATTAGCGCCAACCCAGCTTGCAACCTGTTGAGTAAACGATGTCGCTTGATATTGGAAGAGGCTCGCGGCGGCCCAAGAGTTCCAACTTACGCTACCGTCCTGAGCGTAGTTGGGGTCGTACCCGTTGTCAATCCAAGGCTGGATAGCGTTGGCGAAGGCGGTGTACCAATCAGGCGTCAATGACTGAAGGTCAGCGGATAGTCCGTAAGCCTCGCCCCAAACGGGTCTTTGGTCGGCCCAGCTGAGCTGGATAAGTTCAAGAATATTGTCTTGCTCTTGCTCTTCGACATACGCATCCACATCTCCTGAGTCCAGAAGGTTGAAGATGAGTGGTGGGTTCTCTGCAACATTGTTGATGTTGAACAGGTTCTGCGTATCATCCCACTCACCGTTGGTGCTGAAGTACATATTGCCCCCAGCCATCTCCACACCGTAGTAGGTGTAGTACGCAATAATTTGGTCGATGTCAGCCTGAGAGAACAGGTTGTTCGCTTCAGAGATAGTGCCCGCACCAGAGACAGCAGACACCATCTCGGTGAAGTCTGCCCATGCCGCGATGTCAGCACCATTAAAGGTGCCGTCGTTGTTTACGTCGAAGATGTTGCCAGAGAACGGGTTGTAGTCTGCGTCGTTGACAGATACATCAAAGAATCCGAGGCCAGCGCCTTGAGAGTCAATGAAGTTCATCATGTCTTGGAAGTTGCTCTCGCTGTATCCAAGCGGGTCTCCTGCGGCGTTTGCCATAAAAACATCCGCGTAGATGTTCATAATTGGCAGCATGTTTGCATCGAACCACGCACCCAAGTCCTCTAGGTCGGCCTCGGTGGGCTGTGGGTTCATAAGTAGGGTGTCGAAGAAGTCTGCTGGAACTTCACCTTGGTACGCATCAAACACAGCGTCTAGTGCAGACGAGTACAAAGTCGTCTCTAAAGAGTTGGTCCAATCAATCGGAATAGGGATAAAGCCGTCGACGTTTGCTGCTGCGTCGTCTTGAGCAGCCATGTAATCTGCCCAAGTCAGCAGTGACTCTGCAATGCCGTCTTCTGTTGGGGTGTAGTAAACGGGTCCATCCGAACCATCAGCACCTGAATAGCTTATTCCTTGGTTGTAGAAGAGTCCGTAGCCATTCTCAAAGGAGTTTTGATAACCGCTTTGGTTCCAAAACAATCCCTGAAGTCCACCGAGCGGGTTAGAACCGCCCTCCAAAACACCCTGACCGACAACTGTCATGAAGAAGTCAATGATACCTGCGACGTCAAGAACGTCTAGTATTCCGTCACCGGATACATCCATGTTGCCACCCTGAAGAGCGATGGCGTTCTCAAACGCGTCAATAGCCTGCCTGTACGATTCCGGAAGCTGTGGAGCTTCTTGAACTGGCGGGTCAGGGATTGGTGGCGGCACTACATCGTCGTCGTCCTGCTGCTGATTCGCCTTTTGGTTTGACAGCAGATAGGAAGAGTAATCGTCACGAGCTGCCGTAACGTCACGCTTCTTTACTTCAGGACCTAGCGGGCGAGCCTTCTCGCCGTGCTCTGGGTCGCGGAAGGTCGCCGATAGCTTCTTCAGCTTCATGGCTTACTTCTTTCTGTTGTCCCGCAACATTGCAACAAAGTCAGCGGGGTCCATTACGGAGAAGCCGCCTTCTTTGAACTTCTTCATCATCATGCCCTTTTCGGCCTTCATGTCTTTCCTCTTGAGCATCATGCCCTCCTCACCAGTCTGCAGCGGACCAGCACCTGAGCCTGAGATGTCTGCACCCTCGATTCCCGGGAGTTCAACATCATCGCTGTAGTTTGCAGTTTGAGTCTGCGTACCGTCGTCGTTAGTGGTTACAGTGTAGCTCTGAATCGACCCGGGGATGGTGATAGGCTGGTCGGCAGTATACGGGTCACCCATTGCTGTAGTGCCAGTAAAGTTGCGCTCCACATCTGCAGCCAGTGGCATAGATGGTGAACCGTGCTCGGGGTCACGGAAGGTGTCGCTTCTACCTGCTGCTGCTTTCTGGGTCATCGCCTTGCGCTGAGCCATCTTGTTCATTGCGGGCATGCCGCCCTCTTGCATCTTCTTAGTTCTCATAAGTTCAGTTTTGCGATGATAACATCATTGAGGTCGATGTACTCGATGCGAACATCTTCCCCGTTGTTAAGTGCTTTTAGAATTTTTGGGTACACTCTCTTGTACGCCTGTGTTGACTTACCAATGAATCCATCATCCACGAGCTGGTTGTTCTCTTGGCTGTCACCAAGTAGAAGACATCCTGCTGTGTGCTCGTCTGTGTTGCCACAGTGGATGAGGATGTATTCAAAGTTAGGTACATCTCGCACCCAGAGCATGCCCTCATGGATGTCGGGAAACCGCTCGGCGTACTTGGCGTCAAACCCGCCCTCGGTCCGAAGCGTGATGTCGTATGTCCCATCAGGGATTCGCGTCTCGCCCCGCTTCTTTCTCTTGCGCTCTTCGTCCTCCAAAGTGTAGCACAGGAACTCTCGCCCATCAGGCAACAGCTCAACCAAAATACCGTTGGTCGAGTCTCCGCTATCTGAGAACCGGAGTACCTGAAGGTGCATTACTTCTTCTTCTTCTTAAGGAACATTCCCTTCTTCGCCTTAGGAGTCTTTGCTTCCTTAGCCGCAGACTTCATGGACTCGGTCTTGTTGCCGTCACCATCAATGTCGATGTAGTCAGGCTTACCGCCTTGGTTGTACATCTTACCTCCGTATGCGAAAGACTTCTTGGCGAGCTTGATGCTTCCGTTAGACATTCCTTCTCTGACTTGGTCGAAAGTCATCTCATTAACCGTACCGCCAGCGGCGTAAGTCTTGTAGGTTTTAGCTTTCTTTTTTGCTTTTGCCATCTCGTTGTTGTTGAGGTTACAAATCTAATAAAATTATCGCAAGTCTGTATCGTGCTTCTTCGAGCCTTTGATATAGCTGTTGACTCTGCCCATGGCCCAAGCAGCCATACTTGTCTTCGGTCTTGAACCACTAGACAGATACGCACCCTGACCTCTACGGTACACCTTCTTGAGTGTAGCCAGAGACTTGCCGGAGGACTTGGCCTTCTTCTTGAGCGAAGCAATGGTAGATGCGTTCAAAGGCTTTCGGCCTTCTTTAGCTCCCTTACCTGTTTTTACCTTGCCACCCTTCTTGAACTCTTGCTTCTTTCTCTTCTTCAATAACTCTGAGGCGGCACCCACTCCCGCCGCTCCAAGAGCTTGACCAGCGCCCGCACCAAGGCCCTCCAAAAATGCGCCACTAACTATTGCGCCACCAACACCGTACTTCTGTCTTTCATCAAAGTAGCTGTCGGGGAGCCGCTTCCCTTCCTTGTAGGCCTTCTTGCCTTTTTCGATGGATTCGGCTCTTGCCGCCGGGTTTGGTGAACCAGACAGATACTTCTTAGGAAGCCCCGTCTTCTCGTCTTTCTTTACTGCTCGCATTGCCGTAGTATTTGTTCAAAGCCCTTTCCATGGCACGACGACGTGCT